AAGAAGTTAGATTCGAATATGGCAAGGTTTATGCTCACATGTACCCATGGATGGAAAGAGAATCAAGATGAGCTTAATCAAGAAGAAGCGCTTGAAAACGAGTTCACTAGATTCAATAAGAATATGGAGAATTTAGGAGAAAAAAAAGATGTGGATTGATGTTAATGATATGCTTCCTGGAAAGTCACAATTATGTGTTGTTATCTCAAGTTTAGGTAATGGCTTTGTGCCACAAATAGAGATTCGAATGTATTTTCCTACTCGCAAATGCCCTTGGGGAAAGCACGAACACAAAGTTTTGTATTGGCAAAAAGTAGAGAAAGCTCCTACAGAGTGTCCTCATCATGATCTTTTGCGTGGGGGCGGTTATTGATAAATGAATGATCAACAAATTCTCATCAAAGCAAATAGCTTACTACAATGATTCAAACGCCCGAATTAACATTGCTGAAGGAGCTGTTCGATCAGGCAAGTCATATATCATTCTCTTACGGTTTCTTAAGGAGCTTCAGAATGGTCCCGATGGAATTTATGTTGTCTGCGGTAAGTCTGAGCGCACTATTTTACATAACGTTATTGAACCACTTCAAAGGCTAACAAATGGGATCATCAGATATAACAGGGGGCTCGGAGAATTCACATTGTTTGGGCGCAAGGTCTATTGTATTGGCGCAAATGATGAACGGGCGGAAGGAAAAATCAGAGGATCGACCTTTGCAGGAGCGTTGGTCGATGAGATTACTATCTTACCCGAAAGCTTTTTTCGAATGTTACTTTCACGTCTTAGCGTCGAAGGGGCCAAACTCTTTGGAGGGACGAACCCTGATTCCCCATATCATTGGCTTAAAGCTGATTTCATTGATAAATTATCGGGAGACCCTTCCCAATTATGTTCCTTTAAATTTAACCTCGATGACAACCCCGTTCTCACTGAATCTTTCAAGAATTCACTCAAAAAAGAATACTCGGGTCTCTGGTATAAGCGGTTCATCCTTGGCGAATGGGTATTAGCCGAAGGGGCTATTTATGATTTCTTTGATCGAAGTATTCACGTTAGAAAGGAGCCGCCAACGTATGCGAAGTATTATCTTATGGGTATTGATTACGGTACAAGTAATCCTTTTGCGGCTGTCCTATTGGGTTTCAACGATGATCATCACCCTACAATATGGGTGGAAAAGGAATATTACTGGGATTCGAAAGAAAGGGGATACCAAAAAACGGACGCAGAATATGCAAACGATCTTCGATCTCATTTTGAAGGATATCCTATACGATTAACATATCTTGATCCCAGTGCACAATCGTTTGAAGTCGAGCTTAGACGCCAAAAGTGGCCAGTTCGTCAAGCCAAGAACGACGTAATCGATGGGATTCGAGCAGTTGCCACTTATTTATCTCAAGGCGATCTAATCATATGTGAGGGATGCAAGAATCTGATAAAGGAATTTGAAGGGTATGTTTGGGATGAAAAAGCTGTTAGAAGGGGTGAGGACAAACCTATTAAGCAACGAGATCATGCTCTTGACGCTCTTCGTTACGTTATATATAGCCACTATGGTTTACGCTCATCGTTAAAAGAAACTTCAAGAGAAGAAGCATATGCGCAAGGGCAACAAAAAAGATTTGCAGCTAATCCCATGGCTTATCCCGGGTATACTAATTCGAATGGATGGCAGATTATGGGCGGGGGAATGAGATGATCATTTGTAAGTTTTTTCAATCAATATCTCAATAAAATCACACATCAACTCTCCAATCAGAAGCAGTTCAATAAAAAAAAAAATACAAATAAGGCGAGAGCCTTAATATTTAGAGGACAAGAATTCCAATTTTGTATGAAATTACTGATGTCTTGTGTGAAGTGACTCACTTTTTTTCCTGATTGCCAGGGTTTTTCATATGCTTTAAGAGCTTTTGTTCTAAATATTCTGTAGATGGATCAGGATGTTTCATATCATACCATACAGAAATAACGATCAATAAAAATACAAAGGCAATAATGCCCCCGACAATCCATAGCCATCCCATTTTTATTCCTTTAAAACATCCATCAATTTACAACTTAATCTTTTTCTTTAAATTGCGTCCACAATTTGATCATGTAATCAATAAAAATACTTTTTCAAATCGGCATTTTTCAAAACGGCGTCTTCCAAAATTGTAATAACTTCTTTTGCATAATCATCGGCAGTTAAATTAGGAAAATCTTCTCTATTGAATTCGATTTGATTGTTTTTGTTAATTTTCATTAACCAGTTTGTTCCATTGGAAAAGAATATTTCTTTTTTTTCAATATTCAAAATTATCTGTTTTACATGCATTTCCTCAATGATTTCATCGCATTTTTTTTGGCATTCTTCAGGAGTTCCAGCAAATATTTTCCCTGTAAAATCTTTATTCATAAAATCACCCTAATCAACCAATTGTTTCCAATAAACAACTCTTGCATTTGTTCCACATGGCTTTTTTTCAGTAGCCTTCATGACAAAAGTTCCCAATTCTTTATAAAAGATAGCCAATTCTTCTTCTAAATCTCCATTTTGTTTTAATACTAAAACATGGCAAATGGATTTATCATGTGGTGTTTTTCTCTCAAAATTAGTCCATTTTATCACAAAAAAATCACTCTAAACATTCTTGTCCACTTAAGTCATTTGAATAATCGCTTTTACTTATATGGCCATCAAAAAAACTATTTAAGCATTCTTTGCAAAAAATGATGTCGCTATATTCTGCATCTGAAGAATCAAAAATGAGACACTCTTTCTCTTTTTTGCATTCAAAACATTCCATAATGTTTTTATTAACAGTAATTGTTCTTGAATACTTTCCACACGCTTCGAATACTTGTATCATAAAATCACCCTAATTGCTTTCTTTGTTGGAAAGATTATGACCATTTTCTTTTATGTCCAATCTTGTCATCAATTCATCAACTAATTTTATAATTTCAATTGGTGTAAGACGTATAGGTTTCTCTGTGTGATATTTCATTCTCAGTACGTCTGGATTTCCAAACTCTTGAGCAATATACCCTTTCCATATTGTCATTATTTCATCATTTTCAAATTTATCCCATTCTCTCACAAAATCACCCTAATTGGTTTATTTAATAGAAATTAATTTTTTCCATTTAGTGACGCCAATGAGATGATCAAATGGCTCTTCATCATCAAAATCCCAATGCTCATAGCATTCGCATTTTTCCAGTATTGTCTCTTCTAGATTCTCAGGAATTTGTTTTTTGATTTTGTATGCGCTAACTTTAAATGAAAAAACTACTTCATGCCATTGCCGTTCATCTTCTTTATCACAATCGCAACAGAATGTTCGATAGCCAAAGGCCAGCACTCTTTGTCCGTTATCCGGTAAACAAAGAGTAACACTGTAATCTCTTTGATTTTCACAAATTTCACATTTCCAAATAATTTCCCAATCCATTTCTTTTGTAATTGGGTCATTAATCTTTCTACCAGTCAAAATGGGTTTTCTCTCATGCAAAAGATTGCATTCCAGTCTTTTTTGGACTTCTTTAGGTATCATTGATGTACAAATTAAGTCTTTCATCTCAATTACCAAATTGGTAGGTTTTGGTAGTAAATTGGTAGCATTTGCCTGACGCCACGAAAATGGTATGTTCATCTATTATATGGAGGCCCATTCTTTTTAAATTCAACTGTATATTGCCTTTCTAATATTTCTATTACAGCTTTTGCAAAATCATCTGGGGTTGCTTTTGGCCATTTGCTTCGGTTAAATTCTATTTGTCCATTTTTGTTAAGTGCCATTACCCAATCGTTCCCTGTATTAAATTCAATCATTAGATCTTTTTCCTTATTTTTCACAAAACTCCCTGCAATTACCAAGTTGGCAAATTTTGGATAATTGCCATCCATTTTTTGGTTAGTTCTTCATCTTCATAAATATTAACTCCATCTATGACTATTCCCCAACATTGATCAAGGGATGTAAATGGAATGTAATCCTTTAATTTAGAAAAGTCCTCCATGAATTTGGGCATTAATTCTTTATCTCTAATATTTAATTTCCAAGGGCAGAAATAAATTCCTGTTTCTGCATCATATCCACACCATTCAGTTAATAAATAATTGAAATCGGTATCTTCGGTATAAATGCAATCATAAAACGAATCCTCTTCCTTCACGTTCATTTTATATGCAACAAGACATCTTTCACTCATAACAACACTATTATTTTCATTCTTTTGCCTGACGCCACGAAAATGGCCCCTAACTTTAATTGTCCTGTGCTCAGGATAAAATGCCATGCAGCTGGATTACTCACATTGATCTAGGGGCACAAATTTATTGTGAAAATTAAGCATTGCTTTTACAGATTCTTTACTATCATAAGGATAATTATCCATTATCCTTCTCATTTCATCGAGCTGCAATCTTATTTCACTTAATCTTTCAGTTCGATTGGTCATATCTTTTAAACCTCATTTCGGGTGAAGAAATATGAAATCTGACGGCTTCTGTATTTAAGTCTTCTAAGTAATTCTTCGTTGCTTCTATTAGTGCATTTAAAGAAATAAAAGGGCTCTTCCGTCTTGTTTTCTCTAATTTCTTCTTTGTTTTCTTTTTTTGCTTTAATCTGCCCATATAAATCTAAAAACTCCTTTTTTAGAACATCATATTTGATTTTTTCATTGGGTGTGCCTGCAAGTTTTTTTGCTAATTTTTTTTCGATAAACTCAAATATTTCCTTTAAATGAGTATAATCGTCTCCTATTCTAGCTGGATAAGTTAATAATATGGAGTCAAAAAATTGTGAGATTAATGGAGGTATTACTGTCATCTTGGTTATCATAACAACACACACTTTTGCCAAGTATTTTTCAATAATGGCTTTACTTCTGCAATAGAAATTCCAAGCTCACGAACTATTTGTTGTTGCCTTGTAAGAACTACTTCATACTTATGCGCAGGCACAAGAATTACTTTTGTAACAGTAATAGGAGATGAAGGACGAGACGGCGGCTCGGGTTTTTCAACATAATTTTCAAAAACTGTTGCTGTCTTTTCTATGTAATTGTTTTCTTCGGGGTGTTGCTGTGCATAAGCGAGCAGCTCATCGCCAAGGTCAAGAGGTGGTGGATCTGATGGGGCTTTAATTGGGTTCATTTTGGTGCCTCAGGTAACGGCATCCAATGGGTTACATAACATGATTCAAGGAATGATTCTCCACCATCATTATAATATATCCTTATACGTGGGTTCTGTTCGTTCATTGCCATTGCACCCCACCAATTGTTTTCCATCCAATATGCAATAGAATGTCCACAGTTTCTTCCATCGTTTAGGTATACTAATACGTTATAGCCTTCTTCCGGCAATCGGTCTTTAACGCTTATCCATTCCATATCATTCCTTCGGTGCCTCAGGTAATGGCATCCAGTGGGTCACATTTTTGAATGAACCCATATACATAAGGGGGTTTATAAATCCTTCCACAAGATCAAACATTGCAATTTCTATTAAACCTTCTTCTTTTACAGGAGTGAAGACTAGTACCCAATCCCCAACATTGGGTAGTTCATCTTTAACGCTAATCCATTCCATGTTATGACCATTCTATAGTTGGCATAGGCATGTAATGTGTGACTGAAACCGGCACTGTACATATTGTTTCTAAACTAAGAAATTCATCAGATTGTACACAATAATAAGCTTTATGTGGGGTCATCGATTCAATTAAATCGTTTATCACTAATACGTTATCATCATCTGCGGGTTTATTTTTTGGATATCTTAACCATTCCAGAATAATCTTAGGTTTTCCCTTAGGTTCCCCGCACCCACATTCTAGACAATGTTCGCCGCAATCATCACATTCACCAGACATATCAATCCTTACCATCTCTATTAATCTTTTCATGAATAGCCTCAAGAATCCATGCGTTTCTTGTAAGCCCCGGTCTTTGAGTAAGCGCTATCTTAATTTTCTTTAGCATTTCTGAAGATATTCGCAATGTGATTTTTTTCCAATCTTGTTCAGTTAGCATATCATCTATTACACTGCCTCCTTTGGATATTATTGCATACCTTAATTCATCTAATACCTGATCATTTTCTTCATTTTTCTTTTTTACTGTCATATATATTCCCGATATATTTTTTACATATTTTATGAGTCAGAATGACCTCTTCAAGATATCTCCGTGATATATTAAAGACGCAAATTCCCATACCTCGTTACAAGCTTTGTCATCTGGTTCGGGCATCTCAAAAACTGATTTCCCATCGCTTGCAGCGTTAGCGAAAGCTTTCCGATTGCCAATTACGGTTTTTAATGGCTTTAATATTGGGTATTTTGAAAGGATGATTTCTCCAGCGTCGATATTGTCTTGGCCTCTTGAATCCCCACGATTAATGATGTGATAGCATTCTAAATCTGGGTTAACTGTTTTGATTTCTTCAATCAGTTTTTTTACTCTATCAAGAGTCCACACATCAAATGAGCGTGGTTGAAAGGGTACGATAAATTTATTAGCAATCGTAAGAGCCGAGCGCAAACTTTGTGTATCTCGTCCACCAGCATCAATAATAATGTCATCGTAATTCTCTTCTAAATTCCTAATCTGACTAAACACATTATTTCCAGCTAAAGCAATAGTTGGGAAATCGGCAAAGCCTCTTTGTTCTGCCCAATCAGATGCTGATCTTTGTTCGTCGGCATCGACTAAAAGAATCTTTTTTTTTAGTTTATGGCCAACCACCGCAAGGTTAACTGCAAGGGTGGTTTTGCCCGTTCCGCCTTTAATGCCGCCTATGACGATTTTCATTATTTTCTCCTTATTTGTGATATACAATAGACCTATTTAAGGTATATTCTCAACTGCTTTTTTCCCTATTTTTGGCATTTTTCTTCCTGAGTGCGTCTTGCTTGATAGATTTATAGATTTCTCTAATTTCCTCATCAGAAAGGTCCCCCTCTTCCTTTTTCATAAGGTCTCTTGGGCTATGCAAATACTTTTGTACGCAGTCATAGACAAATGAATCTGCAAACATTTTACCTTCTGAATAAAGCCCAAAATTCTCCTCGTTAGGTAGAGTCCAAATAATTGTTACAGTATCTGGGTCTTTTGGATCAACTCTTAACAAAGTGGTTCCTGGTAATGGCTCAGGTTTCGTTAATCTTGGTTGATGATACCATTTCTTTACACCTGATATGTCATCAACTCTTTTCACAATTTGATAGATGTAGAATTTATGATTCTTAAAGGGGTTTGAAATAATCATATTTTTTATGGTGTCGCAATAATCCCTCTCTGAATTTTCCTTCCAGTAGTACGTATTGTCCCATATTTGGTTCCTATTCAAATAAAAACTTTGCATGTTATTCTCCGTTATGCTATTTAAAATTTTAAGTTAACGAAACGGAAGCGCATCCGTCAACGTTAATTTTGACGTAACAGCTCTTCGTCAGAGCATAGGAGAAATCCATGAATGAAGGCGTTAAAGAACAGGAAGTCGCTTTACCTGAAAAAGAGACTCAAGCTCAGAAAGAGCTTAGTGATAAGGAACTGAACTTTCGCAGATTGGAAGCTGCAAGAGAGCAAGAAAAGGAAGCCCGAATTAGGGCTGAAATGGAAGCTCAAATGCTTAAGCAACGAATGGCAGAAATGACAGAAAGGCTTCAGCCTCAAGAGCCAGATCCTCTTGATGGAGTTGAAGATTATGTCGATCCTGCCAGGTTAAGAGCCAAACTCGATAAGGAAAGGGCCGCTTTTGAAAGAAAAGCAGAAGAAATCGCTAAGAAAACTTATGAGAAGATTGAGGCTCAAAAGGCTGAGCAAGAAAAGGGTAGGTTTCTTGAAAGATTGAAGCGGGAATTTTCTGACTACGATCAAGTAATGAATGACACTAATCTTGTTGAGCTTAAAAAGATCGATCCTGTGTTTTTGGAAACTGTTTCAGCAGTTGAAGACGAATATACGAGACGGCTTATGGCTTACAAGAAATTGAAAAGTCTGCCTAAACCTGAGGCTAAGTCATCGATTCAGGAGAAAGTAGCGGCGAATCAACAAAATTCCTACTACATTCCTCCAAGCTCGGGCGCTCCTGCCGGAGTCGAATTTGATGTCAGCTCCAAGGAAGCTCGAATAAAAGCTTATGAACGTCTGAAATCAGCCCAACGCAGTCCGATCAATAACGGTCAGGCTCATAGGTAGAGTTCTTTTTCTCTGATCGTTACGCAAATGTATGCCGAAAGCATGCATTTGAAATTGTTAACGCAGAGGAAACATGTCAATTACAACAACATTTAACTTACCACCACCGATTTTACAATCGTTGGCTCCAGGTATGCTCTCTGTTCCTACGCCGAACTTTAACTATATAATTCCGGCTGAGAAATATAGCATGCCAAGACAAGGTGGAACAACTATGCGTTTCTTACGCCCAGTTGCACTCCAACCCCCTATTGTTCCACTTGGAAATTCAGGTATTGAACCTCCTTCTCAAGTTGCAACAAGAAATATCATCGATGCCGCTATGTCGTTTTATGGAACGAGCGTCATTTTAAACGAACAGGTCGTCATTCAAGACCAAGATCCAGTTCTTTCATGGGTAGACAAAGTTGCTCATGTAAAATTTTCTCTGATTGACTTGGAACTCCAAGCCGCATAAGCGGACGGACAACAAGGGGCAAGCGAAAGCAGCCTGAACGACTAAGTGAGAAAACCCGAAAGGGAAGCGATAGTCTGAACTCTACGGTAACGTAGAGAGGGAACTCCGAAGAGGGATCCCCGCCTAGAAATAGGTCATTAAAGTAACAGAAATGAACAGAAAGACTCGGCGTTGCAATGAGACAAGCTGAAGACATCATTCTTCGTGATTATCTCATGAGCGTTGCTAGCGTATATAACTGCGTTGGTGGTACTAATGGCGATAATCCTACGGATTTAACTGTTAGGGATTTAAGCGCTGTTGCAGCTTCTTTAGATACTGCAAATGCCTTCAAATTCTTAAGCGGGAAGATTGGCGAGGATCGTTTCGGTTCATCACCAATTCGAAGCGCTTATTTTCTTTTATGTTCGACAGAATTACAACCAACTTTTGATGGTATGGATGAGTTTACATCATCTTGGAATTATCCAAATCAAAGCGACGTAATTTTGAGTGAATATGGCTCAGTGTTGAATTTTAGAATTTTAACAAGTTCTGAATCAGCAGTTGAAGTAGGTACATCTATGAACGGTAACGATGTATTTGACAACCTAGCAGTAGCTAGAGAGTCATATGCTCACATCGATCAGGATGGTTATTCATCTCAATTGATCTATAGACCACCTATTTTTAGTGGACCTTTAGCATTAAATGGGACTTTGGGCGTCAAGTTTGCACAAGCACAAGCTGTGTTGCAATCAACTTGGCTCCGTAACGTACGTTGTACACAACTAGTATAGAGGTAATTATGACTGAATATAGTAAAATATCTGAAGGCGTACTTACCGCAACAGCTGCAACCCCAGTTTTTGTAAGGTTGCCTTACCGTCCACTCAGTTTTGAGATTTGGAATACAACCGAATGGGGTTCTTCAAATGCAACACCTCAAGTCCAATATGGTCTTGGGTTTTCGGATGAAGCCGCCAACAGAGCATACATCACGAGAAATGCTGCCAATGATAATAATGTCGAAAACGTTATTTTAACATCTGGTGGATTCCGATTTTTTAGTGGCGGATCGCCTGCATTTGGTCCTACAGTAAGTGCTGCTGGTGCCGTCAACCAGGCTGCAACAGCACAAGTAACCATAACTTCCCACGGTTTTGTGACCGGTGATACAGTTTGGTTATTTGGAACAACTGGCATGCTTCAAATTGCTGGTATTCCTTATACCGTAACCGTAACGGGAGCCAATACATTCACAATTCCTGTGGATTCATCTGGCTTTGCCGCAGCGGCTACAGCTGCTCAAGCAAAATTATGGTTCCCATTAGCGGTACCTAATTTAGTTGAGCCTTATCAAACCTATATCACAGCGATTACAACTGGAACAACAACAACTGTAACAACATCGGTAGATCATGCCTATGTTGTCGGTCAACAGGTTTCTTTTGTTCTTCCTGAAGAATGGGGAATGACACAATTAAATGGTTTAACAGGGTTTATAACAACTGTCGGTGCAGCAAATACTTTTGTTGTCGACATTGATTCGTCTGCTTTCACTGCATTTGCCTATCCGACAAGTGCTGTTGCCGCAGCGGGCGTTACATTCCCACAAGTTATCCCAGTTGGTGATTTGAACTTTGGATTTAGTGGTCCTGTGATCTCTGAACCAATAACAATCCCTGGCGCATTTAGCTACACAACTTCACCTGGCGTAATAATCGGCGCAAGCTTGCTTACAAACGTTTCAGGCGGTGGCGCTACTATCCGCTGGAGAGCTGAGTATCCAGATCAGTTTACTGATGATAGATAACAAATAGGGGCTGAAAGGCCCCTAAGGATTTTATAATGTCGAGCTTAAATAGCTTATACGTACCTTTTACTGTAGACATAGCCGCAATTTCCTCATCAGGAATAAATACGGTTGTGACTACCGATGAAGACCACGGATTCGTTATCGGAAATCTCGTCACATTTCAGATTCCCCAGCAATGGGGAATGATTGAACTCAATGGACTAAGCGGATTTGTAACGGCTATCACTGATGACACAGTCACAGTGAGACTCGATTCTCAGGCGTTTAATCCATTTGTCGTTCCTGCGGATGCTGATGAAATATCCCCAGCTCAGATAATTCCCGCCGGCGATAACAATTTTGGTTATCAATCGGTCGGTCAAGAACAACCAGATAGCATTTCAATACCAGGAGCTTATAGAGCTCCGTTAACAAGATAAGGAAAATTTATGGTTAAAAAAGAAGTAGTTGAAAAAGTGGCGAATCTACAAAGCGAAATGAGTTCGCTTACGCAAGAGAAAATTCAAGAAGTTGCCCCTAAAGCTATTGAAAAAGGTTTAGAACTTTCTATGAAAGAAAGAGCAAAGATTGAAAACGCCCAATACATTGAGCCTTCCAGAAAATTAAAGGCCATTGGTGAATTAAAAGCAGAATGGAGACCAAAAAGAGAAAGAGATTGGGAATATGTTAAAGGTATTTTCCAAAATGAAAATGAAGGTGGTCGCATTAATAATGAGCCAAAGAAATTTTGGTTTAGAAAATGGCCCGGCGATCCAGATTGCCTATGGGAAATTCCAGTCAATGTACCTGTATATGTTCCTCGCATGATCGCCAAGCTTCTTTCTGGTGAACAGGATGAAGACACAGGCATTCAAGCCATGAAATTCCATACGTTTGATTTCGTAGATCAGCCCGTTAATAACTTTAGACCTGATTCATTTACACATGAATTTAGACCTACAGGGACTCATTACACAGGTAAATTCTCGCCATTGGGAGCCTTTTAATGACTTTACCGGCAGTCACTGGATCAGTTCTTGGTGATATTGAGACCTGGGTACGAAGGATTATAAAAAGTCCTTCTTCTCAGGCTATTTCACCAACCACAATTGCTGATTATATAAATCGCTTTTACGTCTATGACGTGCCGGAAAGAATTCAGCTTTTTGAACTGAAAAGACAATATACCTTTGAGACTATTCCAAATATTTTCATGTATCAATTCCCATTCGATCAATATCAGGGATTGAGAGAACCAGCTTATTGTGATGGGGTGCAGATTGGATTTTTTATGTCCAATCAACAGTTTTACAATGTTTTTCCTGAGTTAGTTTTAAATGAGCAGCCAATCCAAGGAGATGGTACTTCTGGTCCTTATACTATAGAATTTGGTCAATTTCCTATTTTAAGAGGATTTATTGATGACTTAGGGAATTTATTACCTTATGTATTTATTACTGCATTGAATGTTGCAAATAATCAAATGTATGTTGTTGATGATGGTAATGGCCTACTACTTCAAACAGATGCAACGTTTCAATATGATCCATCCGGAACCATCCCAGTTTATGATATTGCAACTGGATTAATTAATATTAATGTAGTTTGTGGAGTAATAGATTATGAAACAGGAGTAGCGACATTCACATTAAATCAAGGAACTGTCCCTTCTGGGAATGTGATCAATACACAAACGTCTCCGTTTTCTGCCGGCGTTCCCAGATTAATGTTATTTTTTAATAACACTATCAAGCTTTATCCAGTGCCAGACAGAGCATATAAAATTCAGGCGGATGCCTACATCACTCCAACGCAATTTTTAACTACAAATGCAGCCATTCCATTCGCCTACATGTCTGAATACATTGCAAGGGGTGCAGCTAGAAAAATTCTTGCCGATTCGGGTGATACTGAGCAATTGCAGTTTTATGAGCCTTTTTTTAGAGAACAAGAGAATTTGGTTTTGAGAAGGACATCAAGGCAAAATGCGACACAACGAACGCCAACAATATTTAGCGCTCAAACTATGCAAAATCCATATTTATACAGTCAATATTAGGTCATAAATATGCATAAATTAGGTCATAAATAAGGAAGAAATCATGACAGTATATACCTCTAACATACCACAGCCACAAGATGATCCTTCAGATTCACAAGATCAGATTTTACAGAATTTTCAAACTCTAAATAGTGCTTATGGGTCGTCTGGAGATCATTATCCTTGGACAAATACGGCAGTGGCTACAACTAGAAAACACGCTAAAGTTACGATGCCGGGACTGCCAACTGCCGGATCTCCACCTGGCGATGTGCTTCCTGGACCATTAGCTGGAAACTGTTCAATTTTTGCTCAGACAGTTAATAGTCAAACCACTCCTTTTTTGGTTCGTGATGGTCTTGCACCAACAGCTCCTTTAACAAATATTTGGCCTTTAATG